CAAGACTGACCAGGGCCGCCCGTCGCAGTTCTATTTGAACCGCCAGATCGAGCCTGTCATCACGCTGTGGCAGACGCCAGAGAACTCGACCGACCAGCTGATCTACTACTACGTCCAGCGGATCGAGGACGCAGGCACTCTGGTCAACACAGCCGACCTGCCGTTCCGCTTCTTGCCCTGCATGGTTGCGGGGCTGGCCTATTATCTGGCCATGAAGCGTGCGCCGGAGCGGCTGCAGTTCCTGAAGGCTGTGTACGAAGAAGAGTTCCAGCGCGCGGCCGAGGAAGACGAGGACCGCGTTTCGCTCAAGCTCCAGCCCAGCGCTCGGTACATGAGGACCTGATGGCTTTTGCATCGGACAAAAACGCCTTTGGTATCTCGGATCGCTCCGGGTTCCGCTACCGTCTTCGGGACATGAAGAAGGAGTGGACGGGCGCGCTTGTCGGAAAAGACGAGTTCGAGCCCAAGCACCCGCAACTGTACCCGCCACGAGTTGGGCCGGATCCCCAGGCGCTTCGCAACCCTCGTCCAGACCAAGCCGAGGCGCTGCAGGTCTACGTCGCTGTGCCGACGGTTGAGGACCCCAGTCTGCAACGGCCGCGCATGCTCGGCGCTGCGGGCCAAGTTACGGTGGTGACGACATGAGCTTTACATATGGCCAGTTGAAGCAGGCCGTCATTGACTACACGGAGAATGACGAAAGCAGTTTCGTCACCAATATCCCGTTGTTCATCAGGCAGGCCGAAGAGCGCATCCTCAAGCAGGTGCAGCTGAGCCTGTTCCGTAAGAACGCCACGGCGTTCACCGACAACGGCAATCCGTATCTGGCGGTGCCTGCGGACTTCTTGGCGCCGTACTCACTGAGCATCCGCACTGATGTGGGTGGCGCGAAAGAGTTCTTGGACTTCAAGGACATCTCGTTCCTGCAAGAGTACACGCCCTCGCAGTCGACCACCGGCGAACCGAAGTACTACGGCCAGTTTGACGTGGACTACTTCCTGCTGTCCCCGACGCCCGGATGCGATCTACACAATGGAGCTGCATTACCTGTACCGGCCGCAGAGCATCACGGAGCTGGCTGACTCGGGCACGACGTGGCTGGCCACGAACGCTCCGATGGCCATGCTGTATGGGTCTCTGATCGAGGCGTACATCTACATGAAGGGCGAGCAGGACGTGCTGGCCGGATATGAAAAGCGCCTGCAAGAGTCCATTGTCGGCATCAAGCTGCTGGGCGAGGCCAAGGGAAACGACGGACCAGTATCGCACTGGCCAAGTGATTAGGGCGAAGCAATGAGTTTGGTTCATGGAAGTCGGGCGCCGTGGGGGGTTCGAACAACCAGCGGCCGCGGATTTAGCACTGAGGAGCTTGCGCAGCAGGCGGCCCAGAAGATTGTCAGCGTTTCGGAAACCGCGCACCCCGTGCTGCGTGAGCAAGCCGTGGCGTTTCAAAAGCAGATTGCGGTTGTCGTAGAGCAGTATATGAAACAAACGGTTCGCAGCGACCGCACAACAGTGTATAATGCGCTGACAGACGCAGGCCATCCTGAATTGGCCGAACTCATAAGGAGACTTTGACATGGCTTTTACGGGCAACTTTCTTTGCACATCCTTCAAGCAGGAAATCCTGCAAGCTGTGCACAACTTCACGACATCGACCGGCGACACGTTCAAGCTGGCGCTGTATAACAACAGTGCTTCGTTTACGGCTGCGACCACGGCCTACACGGCCACGAACGAGGTTGCGAACTCCGGCTCTTACGCTGCAGGCGGCGGTGCGTTGACCAACGTCACGCCCACGACGAGCGGCACCACGGCGTTCACGGACTTCGATGACCTGACCTTTACCTCGGCCACGATCACGGCGCGCGGCGCGTTGATCTACAACGACACCGCTGCTGGCGATCCAACCGTTGCTGTGCTGGACTTTGGTGCCGACAAGACGTCGACCGCCGGTGACTTCCAGATTGTCATGCCTACCGCTGATGCTTCGACGGCGATCATTCGCATAGCTTGAAGCACGCGGGGTGATCGGCCATGGCAAACATAACGGGCTGGAGCCGCGGCACATGGTCTGAGGGCGCGTGGAGCGAGGCCGTACCGGTAACGGTTACGGGCCTTTCTGCCACGGCCTCTCCGGGAACGCTTACTGTTATTGGTGACTCGACACTCGCTGTAACGGGTCTTTCTGCCACGGCTGCTGCTGAGGGCGTCACAGTCCAGATCAATGCTGCTCCAGACATTGTTGGTCTGGCGGCGGCTGGCGGCGTTGGCACGGTTGTTGCAACGGGCACGGCTATTGTTACGGCAACGGGGGTGGATGCCACTACGGCTGTTGGCACGGCTACGGCCGCTGCAGGGGCAGGCGCAGTTGTCACGGGGGTTGCGGCCACCGGCGGGGTCGGCGAGGTCACTTTCCGGGCGCTGGTCGCTGCTGTCGTCACCGGTGTCGAAGGTACGACGTCCGTTGAGGGCGTAGCGGTTGTCGAGGGCGCCGGTGTAAGCACAACGCTTACAGGCGTCGAGGGCACCGGTGCGGTGGACACGGTCATCGCGACAGGCTCCACCGCTCCAATCCTCACGGGTCTGGCAGCGACCGGGGACGTCGGCACGGTTACAGCCACGGGCATCGCTGTTGTTTCGGTGACGGGTGTGGCGGCCGAAGGCTTGGTGAGCTCGATCCGGCAGGACGCCTTGGTTTTCTTTGAGGGCTGGGGCCGCGGCACATGGGGGTCAGGGCGCATGGAGCCAGCCGGTTACGCTGCCGCTCGAGGCCATTGGTCAGGTCGGCGAGGTTACAACGCAGGTCAACCAGCGCATTCCGGTCAATGGTTTTGCGATGACGGGGGCCGTTGGTTCTGTGGCCGTCACGGGCGGCACGGGGATTGACGTTCTGGTCACAGGGGTTTCCGCGCGAGGGCTCATCAGTCCGTGGGGCGTTCTGGTCTGGGGCCGCATTGTGCCTGATCCTGACACGGACTGGACTCCTATTGCGCCAACTCCCACAACAGTCTATACTGAGATTCAACCGTGACCCGGATATAAGGGCGACCTATGGCTAGTACATATACCGTAAATACCGGCATCGAGCTCATCACCAATGGTGAGCAGTCGGGGACGTGGGGTGATACCACCAACACGAATCTTGAGATCATCGACCGCCTGACGAATGGCGTTGGTGACATCACGATTACCGGCACGACGCACACGCTGACCACTTCGGACGGCGCGCTGTCTGACGGCCAGTACAAGGTTCTGGTATTTGGCGGCACGCCTAGCGGCACCAACACGGTGACGATCTCGCCCAACGATCAGGAGAAGTTGTACTTCATCGTCAACAACTCCGGCGAGAGCATCATCCTGACCCAAGGTTCGGGGACCACGGTTACGGTCGCCACCGGCGCGACGGACATCGTCTACGCGGACGGCGGCGGTGCAGGCGCGAATGTGGCCAGTTTGGGTGCCGACCTCTCGAACGTGTTGACGACAGCTTCGATTGGCACAACGGTCTTGGCATATGACGCAAACCTGCAGACTTTCGTTACGGCGTTCACGCTGCCTGCGGCGGATGGCACAAGCGGTCAGGCTTTGGTGACGAATGGATCGGGCAGCATCAGCTTCGGTGACGCTGGCATTGGATTCGGGAAGGCCGTCGCGGCGGCCCTGATTTTTGGTTAAGGAGAAGCTAGGTGGCAAACCCGAACATAATTAACGTGACCACGATCCTCGGCAAATCCGCCGTGGTCAGTCTCACGACGACAGCAGCAACTGCGGTACTGAGCAACGCTGCGGCAAGCGGCAAGGTCTTCAAGATCAACTCGCTGGTGGTCTCAAACGTAGACGGCACGAACGCTGCAGACATCACGGTCAGCTACTACAGCGAGGACGACATTGGCGGGACGGCGACTCAGATCGTCAGCACGGTGAGCGTCCCCGCAGATGCAACACTTGTGGTCATCGACAAGGGCACCTCGATCTACCTTGAGGAAGACCGTTCGATTGGCGCAACAGCAGGCACTGCAAATGATCTCAAAGTGTTGGTCTCCTACGAAGAAATCAGCTGATAGGAGCCTCTGATGTCTAAACGTACAGGCGGCTTCATAGGCCAAGACGGTATAAACGCACCTGACCAA